TCAAGAAGAACTCCGACGCCGTGAAGGCAAGTCTCGGCGTCGAGAGAACTGGTGCCGACAAGATCGCTGAGAGCCGCACGAAGCTCGCTCAGGCAGTCAAGGACGGCGTCATAACGGAGGCCGAGAAGAACAAGGCACTCAAGAAGCAGAGAGACGACCTCCTTTCGTCGCTTGGAATCCAGAAGACTCCGTCTCAGGACTTTGAGGACGCGGTCGAGAGGATCAAGGAGAACGCAGCAGAGCTAACCCCCGGTGAGATCGCGAAGGGTCTCAAGGAAGCTAAGGACAAGCTTCTGTCGTCTCTTGGGATCGACAAGTCTCCTGCACAGCAGGCGACGGAGTCGATGACCAAGCTCAGGGAGGCCTTCGACAAGGGGCAGATCAGTGCCGAAGAGTTCGCGAAGGGGTCACAGAAGGCCAAGGACGCACTGCTTCAGTCGCTTGGCATTCCGCTCGACCCGGTCACGCAACTCAAGGAGCGTCTCGGCGACCTCGATGAGGCTTTCAGCAAGGGGCTGATCAGTACGGAAGAGTTTGCCCGTGGTCAGGAAGAGGCCAAGCGTTCAATGCTCCCCGGCGGCGAGGCCGAAAGCCCTGTGAAAAAGTTCCAACGCGACATGGCTTCGATCGAGAAGGCTGCGAGCGAGGGTCTCATCGACGAGGGCGAGCTTGCGGACCGAAAGAAAAACCTCCAAGCCCAGCTACAGGAAGACTTGAAGCCCGCACTCGACTCGACCAAGGCAGACCGTCGTGGAGTTGAGGCGACCGACGCACGAAGCAAGGGCGGCGTCGACACGTTCTTCCGAATCCTTCGCGGCAACGACAACCCTTCACTCAAGGCTCAGCTTGAGGTCGCACGCAACACGAAGATTCTCGCAGAGGCGTCTAAGAATCCGCAGGCCTCTCCGGTTATTGCTCAACTCTCAGCAGGACGGTAGTCATCATGGCAGTAGTAGACTCAAGAGAGATGTATCGAGGTCGCAGCCGCCAGACTGCATACGGCGACGTGCCGGTCTACTCTCGCATCTTTCTTGTACGTGTCGACGATCCAAACACGGCATTCGAGGACATTGCGGAAGAGCCGGGTGCATCGTGGCTTGACCCTCATCCGGAGAATCAGAACGCACTGCTCGTCGACTCAAACGTCCAGCAGGACGGAGACTCGCCATTTCATTACAAGGTCACGTTCACATACAAGTCTGCTGAAGACCTGTTCGACGACCCAATGAGCCGTCCTCCTCAGTTTTCTTTCAGTGGAGGCCTCGCATCGGCTCCGGCGTTTTGGTACTTCCCCAACTCGGGCGACAACTCGACAAAGCGAATCATCATCAACACGGCGGGAGACCCAATCGGTGGTCTCGACCGTGACGAGGGCGAGTTCAATATCTCGATCGTTCTAAACACCGCGACGTTCGACTACGCCAAGGCTCAGGCGTATGTAGGATCGATAAACTCCGACACGTACAGCGGCGGTGCCGCTAAGACTTGGAAGTGTATGTCGATCAGCGGCAACAGGAAGATTGAAGAGGTCGCCGGAACTAAGTACGTGTACTGGGAGTGCAGCACGACGCTTGCCTACCGTAACACTGGCTGGGACTTGCAGACTTGGGACGTCGGATTCAACGAGATCGTCGCAGGGGCACGCAAGAAGATCATGGCTGGCTCAGAGCCGGTCAGCGAACCGGCTGCACTGAGTGCTGGTCGTGCCAAGACACCGGGCCAGCCTCCGGACTTGTTGACGTTCCGCATCTACCCGATGCGACCGTTCAACGGCACGTTTCCTCCACTGCCAACATGACGAGGTGACTTATGGGGTACGGCCCCTCAAGACAAGATCGCGGTGCCGGAAACTTCGGCGAGCAACTCGTCCAGTTCAAGCTTGCCGATGCACAGCGGATCGCGGCTGCGGTCAGTGCCCACGAGGGGCAGCGGCGTGGCCGGAAGGGCAGCACGCTGCCTCGTGCGGCTGGGGGTGGTGGTGGGATCAGCACGGCGACTTTCAGTGGCAGTTGGTCTAAGGATTCAGAAAAAGTCCTGACCGTCGGAGGCTCAACGGCGAACGTCAGAAACTTCATGCAGAACATCCTCTATTCGGCAACCGACAGACGCTGCTTTGTGACGATGATAGACGGACAATACACGCTCCTGAACTCTGAGTGTTCGTAGACATGAGTTGCTGCTGCCCACCTCTGGCATACTCATGGCCTCTCGGTGCATACATCTACAGCGGTGACTATCCGTACTATCTTGGATATGGGTACAGTGCCTATAGGGGGGCATTCTTTGGATATGGCTTCACGCCTATCATGTTCAGCCACCAACCCCCTCTTCTTGGAAGCGGTGGAACTACTATCCCCAAGGACTCAGATTGGGTACTTGTTTCTTCGTGTGCTATTCGCGGCTACGGGATTTTAGCTGACGGAAGTCTGTGGGGCTGGGGTGCTGCACCTCTCGGAGACGGAACGACAAATTCATCTCCCTTTGCAAAAAAAATTGGCAGCGATCGGTGGAAGTATGTTTCCACATCAGAGTCGCACACTCTCGCCATCAAAGAAGACGGCTCGCTGTGGTCGTGGGGGTCAAACAAAGACGGTAGCCTTGGGATCGGAAACAAGTCTCCGGATGCGTGGGACAACCAGCTTTCCATAGAGGCGAGGGCATTCCTGAACGGCTCGATAGCCTCGATCGATTCGCGAAAGTATCCGATAACAAGACGGATCATCCACGAGGACAGTGCGGAATCATTGCAGCCAACAAGTGTCACGATAGAAAAGTCAACTGTCAGTGACCCCGGAATTGGTGCGTCTATATCGTGTGAGTTCTTCTACTCGGTTACGCAGTTGCAACTTAATTACTTCATAGCAAACATAACCGCCCCCCCTGTTATTGAATTTCAGCCAGATTCGAGGGACGCGAATGCAGAACCAGCCGTCGCAACGGTTACCGTATATGAAGACGAGGGCGAGAAGTATTTTTCTTTTACCATTGCATCGATATCATTCGGGGGAAGATATAAGTATAAGCCAACCATAAAGCTTCGCTACACGCAGGTGGGTGCGTCCGAGCAGACAGTTACCGTGGGGCAACAATTTTTCAGAATGGAGATGACATCCACTGAATACAACGTCACTGTTTTAAGCTCCGGGTCTGGATACTCGCACCCCCAGTCGAAACCAATACTGATCAAGGTCAACTTTCTCTATACAGCTTTTCAGAATTATCTTGAAACAATCAACGTGACTGTTGGAATGGCCGTTCTTTCTCCAGCGAGCGTGGCACGGATTGAGCGGTATTACTGGACTGGCCTTCAGTACCCAACAGGACGCGTGACTATACAGCAAACGTACTTTCCCGTATTGCCCGGCGGTACGTATCGTGCTTACCTCGCCAGCCCCACAGACCCGACGGTTCAATTGAACACGTCAGTCGTGTACGGAGCAAACGTCATCACCGCAACGGAACTACTTGGTAGAAAAAGCTCCGGTTACATAGTTATTGAGAACGACGAGGTATTTCAGCCAGACCCAACGCAATACCCCAGTTCTACTGACGGCCTATATCAGAAAGAATTTCGTGAAACCCAGTATTATGGGCCTACGACTGATCGTGTGAGCCACATGATTTTGGTGGGTAACGAGCCAGACAGCGTTCTCTCGTCTGGAAAGTGGTCGGTGTTGGATTCGATTTACGGAACCTCACGCACCGGCTTCGACGCAAATTCCTCTTTCGCACCTTCGCATTCAATACTTCGTCTCAACACGCCCAGCGAAGAAACTTACCAAGACTACTCCATAAGTACAGTCGAAAAGGGAGGAGTTACCTTCGCGGGTTACGCGTATTTTGGCGGTGGGTTGTATGTCGTCGGAGGCTTAGGTGCATACTCTGGGGGGAAGCCTCATCTGCCTCTGTACATCACCGCCACATACGGATGGGGTCAGGCACAATACAACAGGCTATACACGGAACATAAGGTAGCCGTCCGTAACCCAAAGATGGTGACCTTTTACGACCTCGACCACAACGCACACAGACCTCCAGCCTCGCCGGTGCAGCCGACGTTCATAATCGAGGCAAGAGACGGGGTCGGCAGCGGTCTGGCGGTGGCTGCTGTTTTTGATCCCGTTGCATCCGGCACGGACGTTGCCAACTACACCATGAATTTCAACGTGACCAATCCGGGGTCGGGGTATGTCTACGAGCCGTACATCGCTGCGAGTCTATACACGCTGTCGCCGACGAGAGTCGGCAGTGATTCTGACTGGGAGTCTGTAAAGGCGATCGGTGCCGTTGGCTCTGCCGGTGTAAAGTCTGACGGCTGGCCTATGGTGTGGGGTACAGGCCTCAACGAGAGCTACTCGCCGCAGAAGCTTGGCTTCAGTTTGGACATCAAGTCTCTATCTGCCGAGAAAGACAAGCAGTGGCTGGGCAGCGGATACACGCAACTGCCCGGATCGGCGAGGTCTAAGTTGGTCGCTGACACTCTTGGTGGCTATCCAACTGACCCAAGAACCTCAGACGGCCAGATGTTCGGAGGTCAATACTACTACGTCGTGGCTGGATTTAACTCTCTTAATATGCTGAGAGGGTGTCCAATCTTGGGCGGCAATGTGAATGTAGGCATATTCTCATACCGATCAGTTATGCAATCGAGATGCTGGGGCTTGTCTAACGGAATATACGCGGCCACTGCTCCGGCAGACTCTGCAACAAGGGCACTCTTTCCACCGAGAAGCTGGTACAACAATTACGGCAACGCATACGGAAATATGTATCGTGTTTTTATGCCGCAGCCGCCCGAAGACGATCTATTCAAGCCTCTAAAAATACCTTCGCTGGTTGAGGTGGACAACTACTACACTTCTCCAACAAAAACAAGAACAGGCAGTTGCTATACGAAGGCACCTGACCTTGGGTCCGACTATAGCTGCACTCTCGTAGCACCGGATAGAATCAAGTCGTTTTCATATTCAAACGGAAATTTGTATGGACTTGATGGAAACAACGATCTGTGGTTCCTTAGAGGTTCTACATCAGACGGTCTAATTATTAGCATAGAAGAGCCTAAGAAAGAGACGCTCAAGGGACTCAAGCTGAATGCAGACGTCAGTTGGGAGTGGTCTGTCGAGGAGTATGACTGTGATGTTTATTACCAGTCATACGATAACGGCTCAACCCGTAGCCAAGCCGAGTCGGGCCAGCCTGTTGTGCCAGTCTTTCCTTTCCTGAAAACGATTCAACAGAACAGGCTATCAGCACCAGAGAGAAAAGTTGAGCCGGAACGAGATAATGGATACACAAATACTATTGAGGTTATCACAAACTGTGACTGGTCAATCGTCGTAACCAATCCGGGTTCGGGGTATAAGATAAATGACACGCTAAATTTTACGATCAAATCTCCACAAGGGGTGCGAGTTGACCGGACAAACACGTTTGACCTTGACTCAGTAACTACGCAAGACTTTAAGGTCGAGACTCTCGACATTAATTACACTGGAATTGGATATTACGGCCCAGTACCAAACCTGAAGGCAACTTGGGGCAGCACCGATCCTTGGAAGCCGAAGCCATACAAGAATCAATTATCGGTAGGGGTGTACAAAGATAACGTAACTTCAGAGAAGGTTACAAACACCGTTCAGGTAATCAAGGAAGCAAAGTGGAAGCTGGTTGAAGAATTCAAGCCAACGCTCGTCGACTACAACGACGTTCCACTACCCAGCATAATGACAGTAGCAGACGGTGGTGCATACAGGCCAGCCTTCGGCACCATCACGAATGCGACCATTTTCGGACGAGGGCCAGTAGCAGGCTTGGATAATGCTACCATATACAATTCAACGGGCTTTCTTACGAAAATCCCAGACGTTGCGGTTTCCGGCGGCAGCGGCAGCGGCTGTACCGCAAAACTCGTTCCAGCAACAGGGATAAAATCCGCAGGAACGTACATACGGAATGCACCGTACAACGTCACCGCAGCGGTCACTAAGAATCGCGGGTCTATAAAGGACGCAGACCCCAAGTATGCCATTTCATCGTCAGACGGCAGTCTGATCAGCTTGGCAAACCCGCTCGTGTCGGTGCCAGACTCATACAGAAAGGGATTTGATTCGTTGTCCTCGTACTTCGCAAGGACAGCAGACGGAGACTTCTATGCTTTTGGTGGGAGTTACAACGACTACGGTGGGGCAAACTCTGGCCCCATCGAAATGCGAAGACCCACTGCACAGATGAACCTTGAGTTGACGATTGATAACGCCGGGGAAGACTACCAGCTACCACCAGTATTCACTGTCCCCCAGCCGTCGAGCGAGATCGCCGTTGTTGACGCTGTGATTGACGGGAAGCTGATTGCTCTCGGCGTCGAACACGCCGGATCGGGGTATCGTTATCCTCCAACCCTCACAATCGTAGGAGGAGAAGGCAGTGGTGCGACTGCTGAGGCTGTGATCAGCGGGCCAGTTGACGCATTCACAGTCTCGGGCGGCGGATCAGGATACGCCGCTGTTCCCTTTGCAACCCTCACCGGAAACGGCAGCGGAGGCTCTGCGTCAGTCTCCATGAAGGGCAGCGTGGCCCGGATTGAAGTGTCTGATGGTGGTTCAAACTATTCGGCAGCACCGTTCGTGACGATATCAGGAGACGGGACTGGTGCGGCAGCTACGGCGACCATGAAGCAGATGGTCTCGCAGATTCTGATCACTAGCAGGAGCGGTCGGTACAAGAGCGTGCCGACGGTTGCGATTAGTGGAGGCGGCGGAACAGGTGCGTCCGCTGAGGCCGAAGCCTTGTTTAACGCAAGCGAAGGCACCTACTACATATCCGGAATCCGCATCAAAGACAAAGGCGAGAAATACACGTCGACTCCAACCATAACGATATCGTCAGAGACGAACGCATCCGTTTCGGCCTATGCCGTCATGGATAAGTACGTTGAGTCCGTAGAGGTGACAAGCGGTGGCGTTGGGTACTCGACGCCACCGACAGTTCTTCTCGCCGGTACAGCGTCCGCCTCAGCCTTCCTTACCCTAAACGTCGACTCACTGTCCGTGTCTTCTGGTGGAACGTACAGGTCTCCGCCAAGTGTCTCCTTTGATTCGATCTACACAGTTGAGTCCATCTCGCTCGACGATCCCGGCTCTGGGTATCTGACCGCACCTGACGTCCGCATCATCTGCCCTCGCGGCGTGGGTAGCGGTGCGACGGCTAAGTGTCAGATCAAGTCCGACGGGACGATCAAGAAGATTGTCCTCACGTCTAGAGGCTCTGGCTACATAGAGTCGGCACCTCCTGTTGTCTTGTTCTTCGGCGGAGGCGGCTACGGTGCGTCTGCAACGGCGAACATCGATGCACTAGGGGGCGGGGCATCTGCAACGACCACCATCAATGGGTCGATCTTGTTTGCTCGGGCCGTTCAGGGTGGATCGAACTATCAGTTCTCCCCTACAGTTCAAATCACCGGAGGTGGAAATACTGCACTCGCAGACCTACAGACTCAACTAGCGAATGGCTCGATCACCTCCGATCAATACGAAGATCAGTTTCTTGCTATCGGGGGTCGAATCCGGGCGAGGATTGAGGGTCCGATTTCACGGTTAAACATTGTCAACGCTGGCGATAAGTACGTGAAAGTTGGGACACAGTCCTACACTGAATACTCTACGGACAACGTAGTTAGTCCTGTCGACCTCAACGGAGTTATGGCGAGGGCATACTGCTTCGGAGTGGTCGGCTCTGGGCCAAACGGATGGTATGGAGAAATTGATTTTGAAGCACCCGACAGCTACCCCGGAGGACCGATCTCCCAGCCAGCATCGCTGCCGACGGCCAAGTTCAACCAGAAGCCACAAATACAGTTTGTCAACTCCGTTGCAATCCACCCGGAGAGCTACCACGCCTGTACAAGAACGGCGATAGGAATGTCTTCCGTTTTGACGAGAGGTGGGCCGGTAGGCAACGATTACTACTACAGTCTTGAGTTTCTTGAGTGTGTCATCAATTCAGGTCTGACTATCAATGGCGGGAAAATATCAAGATACTGGACAAGCGGAACGGATTACCAGTACACGGTTGCAAGCGGTTTTGACGGCTTCGCTTTTGATGAGACTCCCCTGATCACATTCGGAGGAGCTTGCGGAACTGGTGCTGCGATTGAGTCGAGCGTTGACGGAGAAGGGAGAATTACTGGGACTTACTTCACCTCAACGGGGTCTGGGTACAGCGTCAACTCGTCGCTTTCAATGTCTCGCGGTGTTATTCGGATTACGCCCTGCACAGCAACTTGCACCGTTTCTGCAACAGGGCAAGTCACTGCCGTGTCGATCACAAGCCCCGGCAGTGGATACATAAATCCAGCCGTAGTCATCCACGGCGGCGGTGGTAGCGGTGCAACGGCAACTGCCATGAGGATGAACAGCCCCAACTCTTCAGGCCAACTTCCCGTAACTGGCGGGATAGCTTCTGTAGCGATAACGTCGGGTGGCTCAGGATACTACGCCGACAATCCTCCACAGGTTTTCATATACGACTCTACTGGCTATTTTTCAGACTCAACATTTGGAAAGGCAATTTCAACGGAGATCGGAAACGTACTTAACCGTGTGGTGAAGTGGTCTTCTGAGAGTAGCGAGCATTGCCCTGCAATACCTCACGAGTACCGCAATGAACAGCCGTTCGGTCCTTGGTTCGATATATCTGACAGGTATACGAACAACTATTTGCAAGGATATCCGGACGGAAGGCAGTTCCAGAGATTTCCTATTGTCAGTTCTCGCAAATACGTTCTCGATTACCACGAATACTTCAGAGGCTTTGGGTATGCCGACTACGTTTCCAATCTATTCATCAGTTCAAATCCATTCCTGCTGAGGAAACCGTACTCGTCGCCTCCGACAGTCACGGTTCAGGGTTCGTGCAAGACTCAGATGCAAGTCTCTTCTGCGGTAGCCAAATGGGGGCCGAAGTATTCAGTGAGCGGTGCAGTTGTTTCGGCAATCAGGACAGACCGATGAGCAACGACCACCATTTCCAGATTGCCGGGGACAAGTGGCTCTGGCGATACTCGCCTCTGAAAGGCTCAGCCGACGGCTGGACTGAGTTCGACAAAAGAAAAGTGTTGATCCACTCAAAGCTTGAGGGTAGAAAGAGGCTTGAAATCGAGCTACACGAAGGCCTTCACGCGGGCTTCGGGCAGACGATATCGGAGGAGAGTGTCACTGAGACCGCTCGCGATCTAGCGAGGATTCTTTGGTCTCTAGGCTACCGGATTCAGGAGGAATCTACGTGAGCAACGACAGTACGGATACGGTCGCCGACGATGACGAGGACGACATCGCAGAAGACATCGAGTCGGCTGCGGACATGGACTGTGCGACGCCGATGCCGGGCGTATTCTGCGTGAGCGACGCGATCGTCGAGGCGTGGAAGCGGATGACCGCAGCCTCCGCCGCGAAGCACGCGTCACGCCACGAGTCTCCTGAAAATCCCAAGGACGTCGTCGGCAGCGACAAGCTCCCGCTTCACCTCTGGCCGACGACGGCGTCTGCGATGGGGTGCATCGCTCTCCTGAACGGTGCGTTGAAGTACGGACGATCCAACTGGCGACACACCGGAGTTCGCTCAAGCGTCTACGTGGACGCGTGCCAGCGTCACCTGATGGCATGGTTTGAGGGCGAAGAGGCGGACGAGGAGGGCGTGCCTCACCTGTCGGCTGCTCTCGCCTGTCTGGCGATCCTCGTCGACTGTCAGGCGGCTGGAAAGCTCAAGGATGATCGCCAGTTCCCCGGCGGTCACAGGAAGCTGATCGACTCGCTCACGCCGCACGTCAAGCGGCTAAAGTCTCTGCACGCCGACAAGTCTCCGACGCACTATGACGCACGAACTTGATTACCTGAAGCAGGCCTGCCAGATCGCCAGACAAGAGTCGCACGATCCTCGCACGCACGTCGGTGCGATCCTCGTGTCTCGTCGCGGAGTCCCGGTCTACGCTGCCAATCAACTGCCGCCCGGCGTGTTCAGAACACTGGCGAGACTTGAGCCGCCACGCAAGTACAAGTTTATGGAACACGCTGAGCGGAACGCGATCTACGCGGCGGCGTCCGCTGGAATATGCACGCACGGTGCGACTCTTTACGCTCCGTGGTTCAGTTGTGCAGACTGTGCTAGAGGAATCATCTGTGCGGGGATCAAAGAAGTCGTCGGCCTCGTGTCGCTCCGGGCAGCAACGCCTGAGCGGTGGGAACGCGACATCGCGATGGCAGAGACCATGATGCAAGAAGCCGGAGTCGCCACTCGATGGCTCGCCGGTACTGTAGGCGAGACGATTCGGTTCGACGACAAAGACATCTCCGTATAAGTCCTGCCGTGCGAGGCGGTGCGACGCCAGCCTACCCCGTCGCACCGCCCCGGCAGGCAACCTCTTAGCCGATTCTCGGCAAGACGTCGCAAGGCTTCGGCCCAGTCTCGATAAATCTGGGATCGACATAATACGCTTTGGCGATTCTGGGACTGGAATGATCAAGCATGGCCGTGGCGTCTCCGCCACGAGCAGCGAAGTGAGTCGCTGCGGAGCGTCTGATCATGTGGAATTTCGTCTTGCGTCCGCCGTCGAGGCCAGCACGTTTGACGATCCTTCCGAATGAATGCCAGAGCAGCGGCTTCACCTTGTCCCACGAGAATATCGCCTGCCCTTGCTTCTTGCCACGGCACATCTGATCGACGAGGTGCTGAGTCTCCAGAGTCAGGCTGTAAAGCTTGTCACGCTTCCTGCCCTTCCTGTACTCGCTCCTGACGAGCAGTTGCCCCTGCTGGTAATCGAGGACTTGCGTCCCCATGATGGCACCTACGCGTTCAGCCGTCTCCCAAAGAACTGAGACCAACGCTCTGAAGTAGAGCGACGTCGGAACGCCGTCGACATCGCCGACCTCTTTGTCGGTCGCACGGATCAACGATCGAATCTGATCGATCGTCCACGCCGTGGGGATTCGCTCTGGCAGCGTGGCCGGAGGAACGCACGGGCGAGTCTTCAGCAGACCGCGATCACAGGCGAAGCGAGCGAGACTCAGTAGCTGAGTCCTCTCTTTCTCTGCTGTGAACGCCGACCTTTCAGATGCCCTCTGCATCAAGAAGCGGGCGAGCGTCAGGTCTTCGAGATCGTCGAGCGTCGGCTGACGCTCAAGCCACTTCGCAAAACTGCGAAGTGTGCAGTGGTAGAGACGCGTGGTGTTTTCGGATTTGCCACGCAATTTCAGGGGAGCATAGATCGTCGTGAAAAACTCAAGTAGTGAAATCATGGTGGGGTGTTCTCCTTCTATTTTCCACCAGCGAGTGGGTGTCGTATCCGCTACACGAGCAGCCGCAAGCTGGGGGAGAGAGTACACCTCCGTGCGATGAATCAGAACCCCCCAAAAATCCTGTTCTTGGGGGGACTGGACCCCACTTCATGCGGAGTCTTCAATCGGATAATCAGGAGGATTTATGAACGCTTTTGAGATTTCTCAGGAAAGGTTTCGTTCATCCACGATCCGACAACGTCAGCAGCCTCCTCGTGAGTCTCGATCTCTCCGCTGAGTAAACCGTCGACCAACCAGACGAGCAGATCGTCGAGGATGAGGTCCGCCGTGGCGTTGACGCCCCGGCGAAACTGCTGGCGGACGGCTTTGCGAAAGCCTTGGACTGACTTGGGGGCTGCTTCTGTCGTGCGAATCATGGTGGTGTTTCTCCGTGGCTATCGGCACCAGAAAACGCTTCCGGTGCCCGCCATAAGAATCCTGTCCCCGCCATTTTTTTTCAAGTCCACAGCGGGTTTCACGGTGAAACCCGCTGTTTTTTACGGAAAAGTACGGATACATGGAGGGACACATGGCTAATTTTCACCGTCCGATCTCGATCCTCGAAGCGGCAGAACTGACCGGCCTAAGCAAGTCTGGGATCGTGAAGGCGATCTCGTCGAAGCGACTGCTGGCGATCCCCTTGAGCGGTCGAGGCCTGATGCTTTGCCACGAACAGGTGACCGGCAAGAGGTTCGACGTGCCAGCCTTCCGTAAGCTGTGCGAGCGGTACGTGTCAGTCCCCGACGCGTGCGAGATCATGTCGAAGACCGACGCGATGGTGATCCGCGACCTGCGGAGCGGGAAGGTCGCCGGGTTCCTTCTGAACGGACGAGCGTGGGCCGTCGATAAGCGGTCCGCCGAGCAGGAGTTTAAGCAGTACCTCGCCAGCCCTCAGCGTCGAGGCCAGCCGCGACAGATGGGAACGTCGCGGTCACCACGCGTGATCCGAAAAAAATCCTTGACCGCGAAGAAGGCGTCAGTACGATCACGCCCCGCCCGCAAGTGATGCGGGACCGGCTTGTACGGAACTGATCGCCATGAGCAACGTCGACCACCCGGACCACTACCAGTCCGACAGGTTTGAGTGCATCGACGTCATCGAGTCTCTGGGCCTTGGCTCAGGGTTCTCAATTGGCAACGCGATCAAATATCTGTGGCGTGCCGGGAGGAAGGGCGACGACATCGAAGACCTCCAGAAGGCTCGATGGTACATCGATCGAGAGATCGCACGGAGGATGAAGTGCAACAAGTCATCATCGACGGCGGAGTCCTGATCGCCTGCCTGCTCTTCGAGATTTTCACTACGTCAATCGGATGGAACCTCTCGATCGCTCCGGTCTTTGGCCTCAAGCAACTCGGCCTGATCGAGTCGTTTGGTCTCGTTGTCTTCATCAAGACCGCTGGTCTTCAGTTCTTCCCGCCCGTTAAGAGGCACACATGAAACCACGTGCGTTTAAATCTTCCACGTTCGTAGTTCGCGGCGAGTGCGTTGCCGGAGTCGACGGAGAAAAGATCGTCGACACGTCGATAGACCTGTTCGACGACAAGACAACAGCCGAAGACTTGAAGCGTTACGGCCAGTGGTTGATCAAGGCGAGCAAATGGCTCAAGGAGAAGAAGAGTGAAGTCTGACGAGTGCAGAGTGATCGCAGCCTACAAGGCTGGAGAAGACTTGGTCGATCGCCTGCGTGCTGCCGACGAGACTCAGCGGCAGCAGTCCGCTGCGTTGCTCCGTGCCGCCGACGAGATCGATCGTCTTGGTCACATGAGAGACTTGATCGACGCCGTCGAGCAGTGGGCACGCGACCGCTGCATCATCCCCAACAGCACGCCGCAGGCTCAGCTACTCAAGTCCATGAGCGAGATGGGCGAGCTTGCCGATGCGACGTTGAAGAACGATCGCCCGGAGATCATCGACGGCATCGGCGACGTCCTAGTGACTCTGATCCTGTACGCAGCCTTGCAGGGACTCGACGTCGAGGCCTGCCTCACGTCGGCCTATGACGAGATCAAGGACAGGCGTGGCACGCTGACGCCGGAAGGCGTGTTCTTAAAGGAGACGGCATGAGTCCAGAACTCCAAGAGAAGCTGTTCGCAGAGTTTCCAGCCTTGTTTGCCAATAGGACGTCAAGGGCAAGCCCGATGTGCTACGGCATCGAGTGCGGCGACGGCTGGTTCAACATCATCCACAACGCGTGCTGGCTGATCAGCAAGCGTGAAGAGCGTCCAGAGGTCGAGAAGCTGACGTTCGTGCAAGTCAAAGAGAAGTTCGGCGGTCTGCGGCTGTACGCGAATGGCGGAGACAGCATCACGACAGGCGTCATCATGATGGCTGAGTCCATGTCTGGCGTGACGTGCGATCAGTGCGGTTGCCCCGGCACGCGTCGTCCCGGCGGATGGATCAGGACTCTGTGCGACTCTTGTAATCAGAAGGCGGGTGCATGACCAAGCTAATCCTCGCCATCGCCGCCGCCCTGATCATCGTCTGGTGCTACGGCTTCGTGCATGCGACGCCCCCTGCCGTGACGCCGGTGCCTGAAAGGCAAGAACGATCTAAGGTCTTCTGCGACGGCCTGTCGCTGCCGCAAGAACGACAGTGCCCGCTCATGTCTGACCTGTGAGGTTTAAGTGAACGCAGACATACCAACTCTTAGATGCTGGGTTCGACTGCCATTTATCTCAGACAACAGCGGCGTCGAGGAAGCCTACGCGTTTGCCGTCCAGAGCTACGGCGGACGCTCGCTGGGTTTTCATTGCATGATGGCGAGCGGTGCCCACTACAGGGGCGTGCCGATCCATGCGATCGCTCTCCGGCCTGATGCCGATGAGACGACGCTGGCGGAGTGCCAACTGTGGGACTGCTTCTCAGCACGCCCTGTGGTTCACGTCTTCGATTACCTTCGCGACCACAAGTGCATTGCGTACACTCGCGGCGGTCAGCAGCGGGGACGGTATCTATTCACCGTCGACTGGCTCCCTGAGACTCAAGAGAAGCCGGGGTTCACGCTGAGTCCGGAGCAGAACAAGTGTGCCCATGTGATCGCACTAGACAACGGCAACCTCTGTGCGTTGCCGACCAATCGTATCGCGTGGACGGACGCTTACTTCGTTGGCGACAACCCCAGCCCACGTGATCGCGGGTATCGCGTCCAGTCTGAGGTGTATCGGTGCGAGGGTGGCGACTTCGACGTGTCTCAGGATGAACGCTATATGTACCGGGTCAATAATGACAGAGACTGACGACCTACTGAAGGATGCCGAAGACTTCGTTCTACGCCGACAGCAGCAACGGACGCACTACGATGGTTGCCGCACGGAACACGTCGAGTGTCTGATCAGCGACTTGAAGATTGAGATCGAACGGCTGCGACTGACCAAGAAGGAACGCAAGGCAATTGCTTTCGCGGCAGAGCATTTCGGTGCGTTCAAAAACCAAGCCGCCACGCTACTTGGCATTCTGGAGAGACTGAAATGAGAATCGACCCCGACGAGTGCCGCGACCCAGACCTCCTTGCCGCAGAGGTGCGGCGATTGCAGGCCGTAATCGCAGCAGGCGAGCCAACCCTCACCGACGCGGAGCGGGAGGCTGTGCGATTCTTCTCGCAGATAGACGGTCCTGAAAACGTGCCGGTGGCGAACAAGCGAGCCGCCACGCTCCGCTCACTTCTGGAGCGTCTCAAGTGATCGACGCGTTAGTCCTGAAAGTCGTGAAAGCCTACGGCTTCACCGGGTCGGCGGGCCTGTTCGCGAGTGCTGGTTTCGCTGCGGGCATCTGGCTCGTCGCGGCAGTGTGGAAGACCGTCAATGGTGAGTCCGAAATCAACGAGACGAAGATCAGGCTGTACGAGGCGGAACTCAAGCGACTGAAGCTGACGGCAGCGGAGCGTGAGGCACTGATGGTCGCGTCGATCGAACTGAACGCGATGAACGGATTTGAGGAAAGCCACTCTTGGACGCTCCGCAAACTTCTGGAGAGGATGACATGACTGATCGCAACACCTTCGCCGCTGCGGCACTGACCGGCCTGCTATCGAACGTCCCCCGCTATCAGCTTGGCCCGCTCACCGAGCAGGCGTTCCAGATCGCCGACGAGATGATCAAGCAGTCATCGCGGACCGCTGAGGATCGCGAGATGTTGAGCGAGTTCCAGAAATTCGTGCAGGAGGAGAAGAAGAATATGGACGACGATCCGCTCGACTACAGGCCGACGAGAAAGGAACGCGACGTCTGGGTTTCAGTCAACGACCGTCTCCCTCCCGACGGCGAGACCGTCCTGTGGTATGACGCTGACGACGAGGTCTGCAAGTACCTGTTGGGGGAAAAAGACGGGAACGGCATCAATTGGGGCGGCGATCTCAACAATCCGCTCGCGGGATACACACACTGGCGACATCTTCCGGGTCCGCCGACGGCGTAAGTAAAATGACGATAGATGCCAAAATCAAAACGCGTGAAACAGCAGACTCGTCAGAAGCCGATCCACATCGAGCCTCTGCGTGAAGTCGAAGTGACGCCGCTCAACCGCCAGCAGGATGCGGCGTTGAAGTGCGTTGCACGCTCGCCCATCTCTTTTCTTCTTGGCCCGGCGGGCACGGGCAAGACTCACCTCGCGTGCGGGTACGCTGCTCGTGCGGTGGCCGACGCCCGCATCGAGAGGATCATCCTCACGCGTCCCATCGTCGAGGCTGGCGAGTCTCTTGGATATCTGCCCGGCACGTTTGAGGAGAAATCCGCACCGTACCTCCTTCCTATATATGACGCCCTCGACGCCGTCGCTGGACGCACCGGGCGACGCCGTGAGCAACTACGTGCCACTCTTCAAGTCGCACCTCTCGCCTACATGCGTGGCCGCACATTCAACAACTCGATCATCATTGTCGACGAAGCACAGAACTGCACGCTCTCGCAGCTACGGCTCGTCATCTCAAGACTTGGTCGAGACTCGCAGATGATTCTCACCGGCGACCTCTCTCAGAGCGACCTCCGGACCCACGATCAAGGCCTTGGAACCGTAGTCAAGAAACTTGAAGGCCTCTCCGGAGTCGCAGTCTTCAGGTTCGACTCGCAGGCAATTGTCCGCCACCCGATTCTGGCGGGCGTGCTGGAACGCCTAGAAAACTAGGCTTTTTGCAATTGTGTCATAGCAAGTCTTTTCCCTATTGCATTACGGCTGACCTCTGCTATAATGCAGGGGCACGACGACGAAACCACCAACCAAGGAGATCGACCAGTGATCAACACAACTCTCGCCGCCCCAGCTTGGAAGTCCTACCGCATCGGCACCATCGTCAAGCTCGACGACGGACGGTCCTTCACGATCGACTCGATCTCGATCGTCAACACCGACGGCGGCTACAAGTCTCGCCGGTTCGCCCTCTCCGGCCCCGGTGGGGCCAAGGTCGTGAAGAGCAGCCGTGGCATCACCCTCTGGGTGGCCGGGCTTGAGAACGATCGAGGCGAGCCGACGCCTGCGGTCACGCCGAAGGCTAAGCCGCCGGTCTCCCCGGTCGCTGAGAGTGGCCGCATCCAGCACGCCTATTTCGAGGCTCTGCTGAGGATCGTGAAGGCACGCCGGAACTCGTGGCTCTGCGGCCCGGCGGGCAGCGGCAAGACGACGTCGGCCCACGAGGTCGCCACCCTGCTTGGCCTGCCCTTCTATGCCAAGAGCGTTGGTCCGCAAGTCACTGAGTCGAGCCTCATCGGCTACACCGATGCCAACGGCAAGACGGTCCGCACGCAGCTTCGGGAGGCCTTTGAGCATGGGGGCGTCTTCCTGCTCGACGAGGTCGACGCAGCCAGCCCGGCTGTGCTGGTGGTCATCAACGCCCTGCTCGCCAACGGCGTTGCCAGCTTCCCCGACGCCGTGGTCACGAAGCACCCTGACTTCGTGCTGATCGCCGGTGCCAATACGATCGGGCAGGGTGCCGATCGCCAGTACGTGGGACGGCAGCAGATTGACGCCGCCACCCTCGATCGGTTCGTCCTGTGCGACTGGCCCTACGATCCCCGCATCGAGGCGGCTGCGGCGGGGGTGCCTGTGTCGGCTGTGGCAGCGTCGATCTGCCCCTCGCCGTTTCAGTTCGAGGACGAGAGCGATGCTGAGTCTCGCTGCTACAAGTACGTGGAGACGGTGGTCGCGATTCGCAATGCCGTCGCCAAGTTTGGCAAAGCAGTCCGCGTGATCATCTCGCCCCGTGCCAGCATCAACGGCACTGCCCTGATTCGGCAGGGCTTCACGATCGAGGACACCCTGAACCTCTGCGTCTGGAAAGGTCTGGATGCGGACACCCGGAAAAAGATCGAGGCCGCTTGCTAATTAGCTGACCTGTGCTATAATGAATCACCACCCCAACACGGAGACCTACCAGTGAGCAAGATCATCAAGAAGAATTTCGAGTCATTCGACGAGTTCGTCGCCCAGTCGCTCGTGGTCCCCGACAACTGTCGGTCGAGCCGTCGAACCAACTCCCCAAGCTTTCACGGCACGCGGAGTTTCGAGGAGGCCGTCGACATCGCACGCAAGGGCTGGCCTGAAGGTGCCAAGCGTGCGGTCGAGATCGGTGCCAGCGTGGCGGCTGCGGTTCGCGACGTGATCAACTCCAAGGCGTCCAGCTACCAGTATGA